ATAATGTTGTACCCTGATACCACCAGATGTTGTTGCACCAGATCCTGATTCTGCTGATGGCATTGTGATCGTGATGGTCGTAGCATTAGGAACTGTGGTTACCATGAATTTTTTATCGTCGAAATCAGATGCTGCAAAATTAGAATTTGTTATTGATGAGAAATTATCTAGTAAAATTATATCCTGTTCACCTATACCATGATCTCCACTGAAAGTTATCGTAACAGATGTTGATCCGTTGGTCGTGGTAAACGCACTTGTGAGTGTTGTTGTGGATTTGATAGGATGTATATCATAATATACACCACCAGAGAACGCATATAAAATCCTGTTTGTGCCGATGATGGCATATTTTCTGGCCTTACTATTTACGAAGTGATGAAGGCCTCTGCCAGCACCTGTCAGTTTATCGTCACCGAGTTGTTTCCAGCCACCTATCTTTTCAGGTGTGCCATATCTAAAACGAACGTTATCGCAGTCGATCCACTGACCCTCCGCTCCTGTAGGTGTTATTTGTTTATTGATTCCAGGTGCAAAACCTATCTTTTGTAGCATATGACTCCATTATAATACTATTTTACAAATGATGGTAGACCCAGCTTTGGTCTGCCATCAAACATGTTTTTATCAGCAAATGGGCCATTTACATGATTATAATGTAGAAACACCTGACCGCAAATGTCGCCCTCAAACGGCTCTCGCCAATGTTCGAGTTCACAGCCACTATATACTAGCATATCGCCTACTTCAAGCAAGACTTTGGTGCCTTTGGGTGCATCAGGCTTATGTATGTTCTTACGCTCGTCTATGACGTTGTCAGACCCCGTGCCGTCGATAAATATAGGCCATGGGGCTCCACCAAGATTTAAAGTGGTTGATATCTCACAGGATGGTCTATCTTTATGTCTTTTTAAAATATCCCCTGTTTTATATAATCTTGCGTATGAATATGTTGGTATTAATTGAAGTCCTGTCTCCTCTTTCATTTTAGGTAATACTTTCATCATCAGTGTCTCCATGACCATATCAGCATAGTGTGAATATGTGTTGGGAACCTGTTGATCGGACCATGTGCCAAACATACCGTTGTCATATATGATATTGTTCTTATACATGAAATCGACAGCATCTCTTTTAAGTAAAAAATAATTAAATATAAAATTAGCTAGATCGTATGGTATGGCCTGTTTTATTATCTGATATTTTTTATCCTTAAACATCGAATCCTTTCTGTATAAAATTAAAACTAACAGATATCCTTATATCATTAGATTCATTAGGTTCAACACAATGCCATAACCACGCAGGAAATATAATTATCCTACCCTCTAACGGATCTACACGAACCTCTCTCCATAGATGTGAGGGTGGTTGTCCCTCTTTTCTTCTTGGCATGACCATGTGTGCCGTCGCTCTTGGTTCATTAAATACTATCTGTCCAGAGTTCTTTGGTGCTTTGATATAATATACTCCACTAAAATGACTGTTGGGATGAACGTGTGGTCTATTATATCCACCAGGTGGATTTATATTAGCCCACATATTTCCAATAATAGGTTCACTCTCTAACCACTCCTCTTGAAATATCTCCCTCTGCATCTTAAATAGCTCATCGACTAATGGTTTGAATACAGGTATCTGATGCATGATTGTTTGACTATGCCAACCATTCATATTTGTTCTTTTCACACCACCATCTTTTTTAGACCACTCGACAACCTCTCTCTCAAAAAGTCTGTTATCCAGATTAACATCTTTAGCGTATATGATAGTCGGAAAGTATGCTGCCTTGATCATCTAAAAGGTGTGCCTCCAAACCACATGACCAGAGATTTTCTATTACCTCGTGTTACAGGTGCAACTCTGTGTCTGATAAATGATGCAAAGAATATAGCATGACCTTGTTTTATTTTTACAACCTTATCCTCTTTCATTAATTGTAAGTCACCACCCTCAAACTCATGTTCAGGTGATAATAAACAAGTCATGGATATCTTTCTGACTGGTGGTTCGTTTTGCATGTTTACATCATTATCTGTATGCCAATCATAAAACCCACCCTCTGGATATTCTGTGTATTGCGCCATCTCTGTAATCTGCATTCCATCAAAACCAAAATGATTACCATTTGTTTGTTTCATAATTTTTTCTATATCCTTATACATCTCTGGCATTTTACTAAAAGGTATCCAACTTATATGCGAGGTTCTTGTTTTGGTATCTACAACACCTCCTTTTATACCTTGTTCATTTCCAACAGACGCATCGTTTCTAGGCTCGCTTCTTCCAGCCTCAATGATCATCTGACATTGTTTGGGTGTAAAAATTGGTTTTATAGTTTGCACTATAAAAGATCTCCAACGTGGCTCAGTAATCATGCTGCCCCTCTGTTTTTTATCGGATCAAATTGAACATCGCAGTTTGCAGCAAGAGTTCGTCTCACTTCAGTGGTTCCATTAAATGGATATACCGTGTGCCTCATGTCGTACGGAAAAATATAAAAATCTCTAAGATCCATGGGTGGCTGATAATCTATCTTTGCAAACTGGCCGTTAGCTGCACCTAATATCTGTAATCTTCCATTCTGTTGTACGTGTCCTGCAGAATATTCTCTACCATAAGTTGATGGTAATTTTAAAATCATAACGCTAGATAAACCTGTGAACAACATACCTCTATGAACATGTGCAGGGTTGTATTCGTGCTGTTTCATCTCGTTAACCCAGATAGAATTAAGATGTAGATCGTAATCCCTTATCTTATTAAACGCTAGATAGTGTTTAAACATCTCTATGAAATAATATGTTACTACTCTAGGTAGTTTGTTATGGTTTTTCATCTTTGTCTGATCAGCCCCGTGATAGAATAATGAATGCTCATCCTCTATCTTGCCAACCAATTGTCCGTTAGCTTTATCTAATCCATGTTTATTTACATCATAGATATGATTGATAGTCATAAAAATATCTAGCGGTACCTGATATTTTAAAACTGACTGGCCTAAGAATACAAAATCAAATTTTGTTTTTGTCATCTTGTGTTATCTTCTCTGTCTCTCTGTAACTGCTTTCTAATTCACCAGATTTTTTGATTCTCTGTAGTGATTGTAATTGACCCATCACATTAAATACCTCTGCCTCTGATGAGTTTTGATTTAATGTTTTTGCTTTCTCAGCATATTGTAAACCATAAGATTCTAGCTGATGCTGATTAACGTCCTTGTCATTGAACGAGCCATCGTTAAATTCTTTCTTTAGTTTGGACCACATCTTGATCTCACGCATTCTATGTCTTGCGACTTTCTCCATAGATGCTTTACCAAATCTAGCCTCATCCAGATCTATCTGATATTTGGTTCTCTTATATTCGTCCTCTTCCTTATCTATCTTTTTTTCTAACCATGTAATCTTTGCCTCGTTTCTTCTGTAATCAAATGACAGAGCCATTAGATTATCCAGATAACTGGATTGTTCTCTAACACACTGCCAATACTTTGCAGCTTTGGTCGGATATCTATTATCCTGTAGCACAGAGAATCTAGCCTCTGTCTCTGTTCGGAACATCTGTTTCTTGGTCCATGTGTCACGAAGCTCGTCCACCATACCTTTAAAAGAAGACAGATCTTCCTGTGATAACAGATTATTTAGATGAGGTTCCTCACCCTGTATCACTTCTCTTACATCTTTTTTCATATCTTTATATCCTTCTATACTTTCTTATATACTTGTTCTAAAATTATTGCAAGTATTAAGAGGCTGTAA